AATCTCTTGCAAGTTCTGCTATGTCAAAATTAATTGTTGTAGATGGTTGTACATTCTTTACAAGTGTATATCTTAAAGTTCCATCAATAGATACTTTACATACAGTAGACAATGTACCAGAGGCTGGAATTGCTATGCTTTTAAACTGTGGGTTTCTTAATGCTAAATTTGCCATTTTAATAATCTAGTGTTAGTGTTGCTATAAATAAATATAGCCTTATTGTTGTGTATGTGTATCTTTCATCTTTTGCTATGTACTCCCAACCAATCAATAATCGGTTATGTGGGAAATGAAATGCTATGCCTAATGTCCAATCCATATCTTATTTTTTTATTCCTAGTATAATTGCATCTTCAATGTCTAATGCAAACCCTTTTATTAAATCATCTGGCAATCTTTTTAAACCAGCTTCAAATGGCTTTGTGAAAAATAGGTTTGCTTTTAAACCTTTGTTGTAAATGCTTCTTGCAATTAAATAACTCATACTTTCATAAGACAAAAATCTTCCAGTTTTTTTATCCTTCCACTGAAACTTCTTTTTCTTTATCCAACCACTTTTTGTTTCTGGATTGTAAAGTGCTTTAGTTAAACCACCTTTTTTACCAGTACCACTACCATATTGAAACTTTGATAATGCTGCACTTGTTTCTGGGTATGTTGAGGTTTTACCCTTTACACCTTTATCAACAAAAGCCCCGTAATCTTCCATCAGAAAATCTAACAAAAAATCATCTTGGCTTTTCTCTATTTTATAGCTAACAGAATTATATAAATCACCCCCACCTTTTTTATCTTTGGTTAGGTTTGATTTAGATTGCTGTACAACATACTTCGCATACTTGTTTAATATTTCATCTACGTTTTTAAACTTCATTAGCAAATGTATATATCATTGTAAATTAGTATTGTTATATCTGCTGTCCATCCAGCAAGTTCATTTTCAAATCTATCACTAAACGGTGATAATGTTGGGTCTCCATCAAGTTGGTACATATCTGTATGCAATGAACCCATCCTTAACTTCTGTATTAGCTTGTTTAAGACTAGTAGCTGCGTGTTTAGAATATCTTGCTCGTTATCATTGCCAGTAAATCTATCTGTTGTTATATCCTTTGATTGGTCTACAATATCACAAGCTAGGATACTTATGTTAAACCTCAACACTTGTTCTTCTGCTGTAACACTATTTACAATCATATGTGCCAAAGGAAATATGTCTTGCTTGTTTAAGTTTACTTTGCTTATATCACCAATAGAAACTGTATTGGTAAATTCAGTACCTCTTAATTGTTCTTCTATTGTTGAGGTTAATTGGTAATACCCTCTTATTCCTTGTTGGCTCATTTGAAATTTTGTTTAATTCTTTTGGCTTCTACTTCTGCTTTATCTTTCATAAATGATAGCATCATAAAACATTCGTGTACTCCTAGTTTAGTGATATCTTCAAATCGTGTAATGTCTCCTTGAGCAAGTCCGTAAATTGAGTTATACCAACCCCATTTGGTTGAGAATTGAGATACTGCGTCAAGGCTTGTGTTTGCTCCTTGTCCAAATAATTCATCATAGTTTTCGACAAGTCTAGTCCTAAATTCCACAAAAAAAAAATTGATGACAATACTGCATCCATAGGCATATCTAAAATCTCTGCATCTCTACCTACTTTGTATTCTTCTATTGTGTATTTGTCTTTTAACTTGTTTACTACTGGTCTATATAAAACTGCCATTGCTTTCTCTATGTTTTCCCAATCTCCAATAAATGTATCTAAATCTATATACTCGCCTAGTGTTAAATCATCAAGTTGTGGATGAAACCCATACTCCTTGTTGTTTAGTTTAAACTTTGTTACTAGGTTTGGCTTTTGCTCAAACATTTCTGTAAGTGTATTTACAATGTACTCACTATCATTAAATTTAATCTGCATTACATCTTCCAGCTTTACCTTGCAAAATATTTCTATAATCTTTGCACTTAAAAAGTTTTCATCATCTTGGCTTTTCTGTATTTTAAGAAAGTGCTTATACTGCCTTAAAGTAATTTCACTTAAATCAGTTGGTATGGTAATATCAAGTTTCATATTTATATAACGTTTTTAAAATGGTTTTTTATAGTAAGGTAAATATAATAAAAAAAGGTACACCATTTCTGATGCACCTTTTAAACAAAACTAACTCAACTTAACTAAATCATACTTGCCTCGTGACAAGTGCCACAACACACTCCGGGGCTATCTATATCTGCACCACATTCTGTGCATTCATAATCTTTGTACTCTGGTGGGCTATACCAATCCATAATATTCTGTTTTTAATTTACCATTGCGGTAATGTTCTACAATTACACCAGTTGATAAAGGTACTACCTTATATGGTCTGATGCTTTTCTTTACTAAAATTCTGTTTATTAATTTTTTCATATCTATTCTTCTATTTCGTTAAATACTGCGTGTTCTAAACAATCACCGCATAATTCATCACTTAAATAAGATGCTTCTACACCACAACAATTACTATACATATTCTTTTGTTATTTCGTTATACTCTTTAATGTATTCTTTGGCATCATCTAAAAAAGTTGGTGCTATATGTTTTAATACACCTCTGTTATCTTCCATATAACTAAAGTAGGTTTCTAACCTCAACTTGATAGCATATAGCTTTTGAAATTCTTCTAATGGTAATTTTACTGTTTCTTTCATATCTGTTTTGTTAAGGGGGTTTTTACACCCCCGTTAGTTTATTTTACTATTTGGTATATTTTTTTTAAATCTCTTGTTATTCTTTCATACAAAGCAACCTCTTGTTGTAAATTAGCTCCCTTAATGTACCAAGAGTATTTTTGTATTTCTGTTCCCTCTAAGTTTCTGAATTCTTGTCTTGTAACTGCTTTCATAATGTTTTGTTTTAGTTAATTAATATGAAGCAAATATAGTAATAATTATTAGTTATAAACAAACAATTTAACAACTTTTTTTAAAATAATTTATAAATAGCTAATTATAAGTAAGTTAGCTTATAAAGTAATTACCCCTATTTGGGTTTTGTAGTTGATATGATACTGCATATCTGATTGCATCTATGATATGGTTGAATTTATCTTGTGGTGTTTTAGACTTTTTTTCTAGCCAAGAGTAGTTGTTTAGTTCTTTGATTAAGTTAATACTGTTTTCTTCAACAATCAAATCATAGTCTTGTAGTAAAGCTATACCATAGGTAATTGAACCTTGACCTTTTATTGCTTTGACTACATTACAACCTTTTGATTTAAGTTCGTGTAGTAATCTAGGTTCAGCACTATCACCTACTATAAGATGATTTTGAGCGTGTTTAAGGTTTAGTTCAGCTATTTGTGATGTGGTAAGACCTTTTAGATAAAAGCATTCCTTTAAATAGATTATTTTGTTATTTGTATCAATGTTAGTTTCCACCAAACTGTTCTCGTCTGCTGCAAAACCATAATCTTGACCAAAGACACTTACACCTACTTTTTTAAACTCACCTATCTGCCAGTTAGTAAATATTACACCCTCTGCTTTGTCTAACCATCCACCTAACATTTGATGTTTGTATTTCTCTGGTCTGCGTTTCTTAATGTTTTCTATTTGCTCTAAATAGCTTTTAGATAGGTTTTCTATATTATCTAAATATGTGGTGTGTATGTAGGTTGTATTTCCTTTGGTTGAGTTTGTTCCAGCTTGTACACCTTTATCTTCAAAGAACCTATTGTATATCCAATGCTCTTTTGTAACTGGGTTTAAAATAAGTATTACCCTATTCTTTTGGTTTAGGTTTCTTACACTTAAATCTATTTTGTCAAATATGTTTTCATTATTAAGTTCTTCTGCTTCATCCATTACCCAAGTTGTAACGTTTGTTAAACTTTTCAAATTTGCAGACTGGTCACCACTAGAAGTTCTTATACCCTTGAAGATTATCTTGCTACCAGATAGCTTATTTCGTATTTCATCTTTTGTTATATAGAATACGTGTTGTAGGTTTAGTGTTTCTATCTTATGTATAAATTCTGGTATAATAGAAATGTAAGCACTCGATAGTGTAAACCTTGTAAACAAGATTGTATGCCCAGCTTCAAAAGTGAGCAACAACAATAGTAAGTTTATAGAATACGATTTACCAGAACCACGACCACCAGTAACAATATAGTATCTTGCATCTGATGTTTGGATAGGGTTATACTTTGGGTCAACTTCTATCACTTAAATTTTATAATATCTTTAAAGTTAATATTAAACCCATCTGTTGATGTTATATCTACACTTTCTTTAGGTTTACCGTATCTATAACCAAAGTATAAACTCATTGCTCGGCTATCACCTTTTAGTATTTGTTTACCAAGTGTTTTAATTACCTCATCATTATCTATAAGGTTATCTAACTTTTCTATTAGTTTAAGTTCATCTGCTTTCTTTGGTCTACCAGCACCCTCTCTTTTACCACCGTTATTTTTTCTTTTATCCATTTGATAGTATTTTGTTTATTCAATTATATAACGTAATTAAACATTGTTTTTATTCAGCTTTAATTTTAATAGTCTTTCTCTTATAGCTTTTCTTTCTTTACCCTTTGGTAATTTATCAATGAGTTGCTGTAGCTTTTGTATTAGTTTCTTACTCATAGTTTTTCTATTTCGTTTAATACTTCTTGGTAGTATTCTATGTTGTTAGATGGTTTTAGTATTTCGTTTTCAAGTATAAGACTTATATGCAGCTTTGCACATTGCTTTGCTATACCGCTACTTATTGTATTGTTGAAGCCTTGACCATCTACATTGTAAAACTTCTTAAATATGTTGTATGCTTTTTCTTTTGGTGTTTGCATAAAGTGCCATTCTTTTTTTATCATATAATTATAATTAAAGGGAATAAACATAGTATAACTATTGCCCAATATACTTTCCAAAATTTAGACTTTACATAGTAATCTTCCCATACTATACAATGAAACCCAAAACTTAATGCTAAACACAATATTGTTTTTATAAACTCTATCACGATGCACAGTTAATTATTTCATACTCACTATTGTTTTGCTTCCATTCAAAAGACTTTAATACTAAAGCTGCACGTTCATCATACATTGTTTTTTGTTCTTCTTCTAAATCTCTGTATTTTATTTCATTTGGTGTGTAACCACTTGAATATTGTTTATCGTAGTTGCTTAACTTTTCTATTGCTTTGAAATAATCTTTTTCTAATGTTGCATACTTTTTCTGTATTACTTCTAGTTTAGATATTTGGCTATACTCTATTTGTGATTTAACTATAAAGTTGCTTTCAAGTTTATCGTAATAATCAAATCTATCTTTTTTATACAATGGGTACATTTTGTTTGCGTGTATTGCCGTTGCGTGGTCAAATGATTTACCTTTTGATTTTATAAAGTCAGATATACTAACCCACCTCATATCAAGTTTGTTTCTTAATATATGACAAAGCAATGCACGATGCTCAACGTATTCAGTTTGCCTTGTTTGTTTATATATATCTATGCCAGTTAATGTAATAAGTAATTCACTTACTTGCTCTGGTGTTTCTAATATTGTGTTTACGGTGTTGTATTCCATTCTATTTACTTTGTAGTTTTTGGATGTATAATGCTGCATCCATTAATTCTTCTTTTAAGTGTTGTAAAAAGTCATCGTGTTTATTGTCTTGTAGTGTTGTTTTGTATTTGTCTATTCCTACACAACTTCTTATGTCAAACTCTCTTTTTAAATCTTCTACTATTTTATCTCTCATTGTGTTCTTAATTTTAAAAGGTGGTAGCACTCTGCATATTTTTGTCTTGCTTTACCTTTGTATTCTTGTTTAAATAATTCATATAGCTTTCTTGTGTATTGGTATTTTGTTGTGCAGTCTTTAAAATGCTTTTCTGCAAACACCCTACCCTTACCACGAAAGTACTGCACATTGTCTGCACTATCCCCGATTATAAATTGCTCATAGAAATTGTACATTGCTTCTTCTTCTGATATATCTAATATCTCTTTGTGCTTGTAGTGATAGTTGTACATTAAGCAAGGGAATTGTTTATAGTCTTTATCAATTGATACTATCATTACCTCATCTCTGCCTATATCATCGCTTATTTGCTTCCAGTACCTTGCAACCATATCATCTGTTTCTACACCGTAACCCCAAATGCTATCATATTGTTCTTTTACAAATTGGTGCATTTCATTTAATAAAGGTGGCAGTTCTTGTTTCTTTCTGTTGGCTTTGTACTTTGGTGTGATTAGTTTTCTAAAGTTACCCTTTGAACCACTAAAACATAATACTTTATCAATGGTGTATTTATCTTCTAAGTCATTTACAATCTTCATATACTGCTGGTCAAACTTATTTCTTGCATCAGCTATATCTGTGTAGTACTTTTCATCATCTGGTGTTTCTCTTTT